TATTTTACTTCTTATAATAAAAAAAGAAATCGCTATAAATAAGATTTCCCGAGAAAAGTTATTGACAATCTGCGGGTAAAAATACATACTGTATTTCGTTATAAACAACATAACAAAAACAAAAACTAAACATATGACAAAAACAACAAAAACCCAAAATGGTCGCAAGGTAAACACATTCGTCAAGAACAGAAAGTATTCTCTTTCTTTCACACGCCCCGTTGAAGGCGTCAAGGATTTGAGAATGCATCTCAATGTAACGGGTATCAATCCGATTACAAAGCAGATGAACAAGGTTCGTCTTGATGGACGTGCTGTTGCGATTCTTCGCAGAATCCTTGCCAAGTAATATTGGCTTATAAAGGTTATATTATCAATCCCACGGCATAAAAACCGTGGGATTTTTATTGGTTGACATTACACCCCCACTTATCCATAGTTATGGTCTTATGAAGATTGATATACAGTCTATTGATAGAGAGTCATTCATGGTTCATCCACACCGAATCGGTGAAAATGACTGCTTTCTTGTGCAACCGATTCATATCGGTGCTACATGGAACAAGGACAATCTGATTTTTCGTTCTTCTGTATGGGACAATGAAGGCAATCCTATATCCTTGTCATTCAAGAAGTTTTTCAATTGGGATGAAGCTCCCACAATAGATCCCGCCCCATCGGATTTAACTGGATCAACGCTGACGGAAAAGCTTGATGGATCAACTCTTATAATTTCTCGTTACAAAGGTCATACCGTTATTCGTACTCGCGGAACCGTTGATGTACGAAATCAGGAAAATGGTCACGAGATTGATGTATTGCGTGAAAAATACAATAAGTTCTTTGAATTTATCGAAGCACTTGATACAACTCCAGTTTCTTACATCTTTGAGTGGCTGTCTCCTACCAATCGCATTGTGTTGGATTATGGAGATGAACCAGATATGGTTTTGATTGGTGTAATCTTTCATAATGACTATACGCTTATGACACAGGATGGGGTAAGCACTGTTGCTTCACAGCTTCAACTACGTCGTCCCAAGACATACAACTATAACTCTGTGGAAGAAATGAAGCAGAGCGTGGAAGCATTGCGCGATCAGGAAGGACTATGTGTATATTACAACGAAGGTCAGTCTATTCGTAAAGTAAAGTCTGCGCACTATCTGTTTCTACATCGTGCAAAGTCTGAAATATCAAGTATCGACAAGGTGGTTGATGTTTATATTGATTGGTTCATGGATCGTCATACTTTATCACATGAGCCAACGGGATATCCAGAATTCTTTAAGTATCTGACTGAAAAGTTTGACTTTGAGATTGCTACAATGGCAACTGGACATGCATCCAAGATTTGCGATGCTATGGTGGAAGTTAAAAAAATAATGAATGAATTAGTTCTTTTTTCATTTGGTTGTATCAATATTCCTCGTAAGCAAGCAGCGGCTGAGATCTTGGCGACATATAGCAGCACAGATAGAGCATCAATTGTGTTTAAGATGCTTGATGCAAAGTTCATTGGTGCAGATGACTACAAGAAAATCCTATATCAAGTCCTCAAGTAACAATCATCACAAAGCATCCTGCGAGACTAAAACAAATTATGAAACTCGCAGCGATGCTATTCGTGATGCCAAAAGAATACTGATTGAATATCGTTCAGAGAGAACACCGTACAAATGTAGTTACTGCGGATATTGGCATCTTGCCACAAAATATTAATATTTATTTATGATGACAAAAGTACAAGAATATACCGATAAAATCGCCAAGCGCCTTGTAATTGGAGATAAAGTTGTAAGTTCATCGGGAAAAATACTTACCGTTTCGCTTGTTGTTAATAAAGCAAACAAGACTATCATCTTGTTTGACGGAGACATGGAAATAGATGTTGATCCATATTTTCGCTTTGAAAAAGTATTAAAGACATTCAAATAGGTCTTGACTTTTTATATTAAGCGTTCCATAGTTATATCTGAAAGGATATATTATAAATGAATGTAGTTAATCAACCAGTATTATGCCTAAATGGCTTATGGCAAGCTCTCAATACAAAGACTGTCAAGGAAGCCCTTATTGCTATGCTTGGTGGCGCGGATGGAAGCAACCCCGCCGCGCTTGCTATAGACATGAATTTTCCAACCGATGAAGATGGTAATGTTGATTGGGATAGTCCTGAATATGTCCAACCAGTCGATTGGAATACTTGGAAAACATTGCCTGTCAGAGATTATGATCTCGCTATTCATACGTCCAACATGACAATTCGTGCTCCACGAGTAATCATACAACCAAATTACAGCAAAATGCCCGTGGTTACTCCGCGCCCAACAAAAGAAAGCATTCGCAAGCGTGATGGCGGTATTTGCCAATATACTGGTAAGGTATTAAGTTGGAGAGAAGGTAACATAGACCATGTTATTCCACGTACAAAAGGTGGTAGGAACACGTTTGAAAACATGGTATGGTGCCACAAGGACATCAACAGTAGAAAGGCAGATAAGACACCAGATCAGGCAGGACTTAAACTTATTCGCAAGCCAAAGGCTCCGCCTCCTGTCCCAGTCAGTTCAACCATTCAAATTGCACATCATCCAAGTTGGGTTCACTTTTTGGATAATGTCATCGAAGTAAGGGGAGTACTGGCGTCTTGACAAACAACAAGATGCGTGCATAATACACGCATCTTTTTTATTATGGATATATTAGAAACAATATTATTTGTGCTGCTATTCTCCGTTTCTGGATATTTCATTTATGAAATGTTCAAGCTAAACAAGGCATTGATCAAGCAGAACGAAGATCAGAGAAAAGCCTTGGCAGAAGCGGGGAATGCAATCACAGATACATTACGTGTGGCGTTTGATAATCTTAAACGCAATACAGCAGAACACAATAAAATCAATGCAAAACTGAACGAACACAGTTCGAGAATACATAGGATTGAACAACACAACAATCGCAATATCCGAGACGGATTGAAGCGAACAAATATAATTGAAAAGGAAAAAGAAGATGAAAACGAATAATCAAAATTCAGTAAAAATGGTTGAATTTGGAAAGTTGGAGATAGGCAGTAAGTTCTATCTCGGCAATCCAGAAGCACTCACTGAAAATGCGGCGTACACAAAGATAACAAGTCAGAAAGACGGTAATGGCAAATGGGCCAATGCCAAGAATGCTTTTGGGCTTGTAACTTTCGTGCAGTATGATAAAAGAGTGTGGAAGAAGTAACATGAAATCAAAAAAGGCAAAATATATCAAGGTTGTCATCAACACTTGTCACGGAGGATTCAGCCTTTCCCCAAAAGCAATCGAAAAGATTGCTGAACGTAAGGGAAAGAAATGCTATTTCTTCAATACTATTTCTGATAGAGATAAATCTAAATGTACCCCAATCAAAGGATATCCAACGGGTATGTATTGGACCGCTTCATCGACAGACAATCTTGAAGAATTTGATTATACAAAACATAATTTGTCTGATCGACCAGAAAACAGAGCAGACCCAGATTTGGTTGCTGTAGTTGAAGAACTTGGGGAAGAAGCAAACGGAAATTTTGCCGAACTGAAGGTTGTAAAGATCCCATTTGATGTAAAATGGCATATCGGTGAATATGATGGTGCCGAGTGGGTGGCTGAAGATCACAGAACTTGGTCTTGAAAATTTATGGCGTCAAAACTCAAAGAATCGAAACCAAAGACAAAGTCTTTGTTCGATCATGTAAATGAAATCCGCGTTGGCAAAAATCCCAAGTATTTTGAGACTTTGTCTGACGAAGATAAAAAGACTTGGTCGAATTATATGGTATGCAGAGTTTTGAGCATGCAGTCTGGATCTGTTGATCTAATCAACGATATACAATACTATCAGGACAAATTGTCGCCAGAACAATTCTATCAGGTATGTATTGCCGTGATTCCAAAGAAGAAAGTATTTGCTCCTTATGTCAAGCGAGGCACTGAGAAGTATAAACCAGAGCTATTACATTTACTATCTTCGCACTTCAAAGACAGTTGGAGAAATGTATATGAATACATATCACTCTTGACAAAAGACGATCTCAAGTCCATCATACGCCAATACGGTTATACCGAAAAACAAATAGAAGATTTATTAAGCACATGAAAAAAATTATTGGACTTGGTGGGGTGGCAAGATCTGGAAAAGATACCTTCGCTGGTATTTTGTCTCTTAAATTGCTTCAGGCTGGAAAAAAGGTAAGACGAGTGGCATTTGCCGATCCGTTAAAAACTCAAGTGGATGAATTTCTTATCAAGAATTTAGGAATCACCGCATTCACGCCGAACTCAGCTGAGAAGACATTAATTCGTCCCATGCTTGTTTGGTACGGAGATGCCCAACGGAAAAGAACAAATGGGAGATATTGGATTGATATTGCAAAAAAAGCAATTGAAGAATCGGATTATGAGTATTACATAATTACGGATGTAAGATATTCATTTTATGAAAAAGACGAACTCTACTTTTTGAAAAACGAAATGAGCGGAACGCTCTGTCATATCAGCAAATATGAATGGAAATCACAGCCTCAACAGTATGATGATATTACTGGGGTGGTCCATTACAAAGAGTTCGTGGCACCAGCAAATGATCACGAGCAAGAAAATGATCCGAAGATCAAACAATTGTCCGACTATCGCGTGGAATGGCCACACATCAATGATATAAACCCAGACGATTTGTTGTGGAATCCAGAATTAAACGAGCATGTTGACAAGTTTATGGAGAAGATGAGAATAGTTTAAAATTCATCATCTTCGTCTTCATCTTCATCATCCATATCTTCATTGTCTAGATCTTTTTTTAGATTTTGAAAATCTTCTTGTGTTAGTTCAAGCTCGTTTATTATCGCGGTTATCAGAAATGCAAGCTCTTTTTTGTCAAATTTTTGTTGTTTCAAATTTTGGGAAAATTTGACGGTGATAGCTTTTATCAATTGATGTTTAACTCCATCACTTGCACCATAAATTATTCCGGGAATAGGATTTTTGACATCGTGCATATTTGATAATTTTGCAAGTTCCTCTGAAAGCAATTGTTTGTATTCATTTTCATCGGACGCGACATCTTTGATTAATTTTTTTAGATCATCTATGTCTTGTTTTTTCACAATCTTTGCTACCGTGAATGTTTTGAGGACTCCGGTCTTCTGCAAAATATGAGTGAATCCTTGCATATGTTTTTTGTTTGTTCTAAATAAATATAACCTTAAATAGATTGACACCAAGATTTGTTGGTATATAGTGTTTCGAATATGTCAAACCAGTTTTTCCAAGAAGAACCAGAGGTAAAGTCTCAAACACAGGCAGTGGTTCAGGAGCCTGACAAGAAAATGAAGACAGTGAGCTTCAGTCAATATGCCATGTGGCTGAAATGTCCGATGCAATGGAAGCTTTCGTACATAGACAAACTCGCCCCATACGAAGCAAGCATACACACCGTGTTTGGAACTGGTATCCACGAGGCATTGCAAGAATATCTGAGATTATTATATACAGTGGGCACCGCAGAAGCGGATGCTCTCGATACATTTGCTCTATTTAAGAAATCATACGAAGAAGGGTTAAAAGAACTAAAAATCGCGACGGAGGAGCAAATGAAGTTGAGTGAAGACGAGATAGACGAACTTGGTCTCGTTACTCCGCAAACAATAGCTGAGTTTGAAAATGATGGTAAGGTTATATTGGATCATGTGCTCGCATATGCTCAACGCAGCAAGCACTTTCCGAGTAAGAAGTATGAAATTGTGGGCATTGAACTTCCGCTTGAAATTCCATTGAGAGGCGGCACAATATTATATAAAGGATTTCTTGATATTGTATTAAGAGACAAAGATACAAAGAAAATTCTTATTTTGGACTTCAAGACTTCGACCAATGGTTGGAACAAATACCAGAAGGCAGACAGAACCAAAATAGATCAACTGTTGCTTTATAAGCGTTTTTATAATCAGTTGTTCAAGATTCCTATGTCCGAAATAGAGATCGAATTCATGGTACTCAAGAGAAAGCTGCTTGAAAATGTTGAATTCCCACAACAACGTATTCAACGTATTTCTCCACCAGATGGTAAGATGAGCATGAAGGAAGTCGAAACCAGTTTCTTAGATTTTATAAACGAAGGATTTACCAAAGAAGGCGAGTATAATACAGCTCATAAATTCATTAAAAATCCGGGAAAGGCAAGAAAAAATTGCAAGTACTGCATTTTCAAAGACCTTAAAAGCCCAGAAGGTAAATTGTATTGCGACGGTAAAGAAGGCTGATATATAAACAACATCTAGTTTTTATATGAACGGAATATATGATTTCATATATATGTATATAGAGAAAGGTAATATATATGAAATTAAAATCAAATCACGAAACGAGCTTCACTTCTATACACATTTTCAAGGACAAGTACACCTTGTTCAAGGAATCTGGTGTAAGTAGCGGTATGACGCTCCAAAAATTGGTTAATCGCTGCGTTTATTTGTACACGAACGATCCAGACTTTAAAGCAAAGATTGATTCTACAAACGATCTACAAGTAAGCGGTTCTGCATTTTAAAGCATTGACAGAATTGAAATTTAAAACATAATACAACGGTTATATATGGCAAATGGTTATATTCCTCAAAAGGACAGAAAGAAAATCATACTACTGTGCGACGACCTAAGAATGCATTCTGGTATTGCCACAATGGCAAGAGAGTTTGTAACGGGTCTAGCTGGAAAATACAACTGGGTTCAGTTGGCAGGTAGTATTCAACATCCTGAAAAAGGCAAAATATTGAATCTGGACGGTGCTGCCAACCAAATGGCGGGAATCACAGATTCATATGTACGCTTGTATCCCGTAGACGGTTACGGTAATGCTGAAATATTAAACGAGGTCATAAACTTGGAAAAGCCAGATGCATTGATTCACTTCACTGATCCAAGATTTTGGAATTGGCTGTATCAAATGGAGCGTGAACTTCGCCAAAGAATGCCCATAGGATTTTACAGCATATGGGATGATCTTCCATATCCGATGTATAATCGAGCATTCTATGAAAGCTGTGATTGGATTGGCTGCATCAGCAAGCAGACCAAAAACATCGTCGAAGGAGTTCTTGGAACTGCGCTTAATAATCCTACAAAAGTAACATACGTTCCTCATGGTATCAATACCAAGACATTTAGACCATTGACGACTGATCAAGAATTGAAAGAGCTTACTGTACTAAGAAAGCAACTATTCAAGAAAGATTACAATTTCGTGTTGTTCTATAACAACAGAAATATTCGTCGCAAGCAGACATCGACAATAATGCTTGCATATCGCAACTTTTGTGATAATCTAACACCAGAAGAAGCAAAGAAATGTGTGCTATTCATGCACACGACTCCTTCTGACGAGGCAGGTACAGATCTTAATGCATGCAAAACAGCATTTTGTCCAAATTATGATGTGATATTCAGTACAGACAAGATCATGCCAGAGCGTCTGAATCAATACTACAACATTGCGGATGTGACCATTAATCTATCCGACAATGAGGGATTTGGTTTGGGAACTGCGGAAAGCATCGCGGCTGGCACGCCGATTATCGTCACAGTAACTGGCGGATTGCAGGATCAATGCGGATTCACAGATGAAAATGGAAAACCAATTGAATTCAATATTGAATGGGGCACAAATGCCGATGGAAGATACAAGAGTCATGGTACTTGGGCCACTCCGATATTTCCAGCAGCAAGAATGGTTCAGGGTAGTATTCCAACCCCATATATTCTTGCAGATTATGCTCGTTGGGAAGACGCGGCTGTGGCAATGATGCATTGGTATGAAGTTGGAAGAGAAAATCGCAAGGCAAGAGGATTGAAGGGACGCGAGTGGCTAATTGGACCAGATGGTCTCAGTTCGGAAAAAATGTGCGAGAACATGGCGGTTGGTATTGACATGATGTTGGAAAATTGGAAAGGTAGAGAAAAATTCAATATTCATCGCCATGATGAATTCGTAGGGCATAACATGCCAGATAAGAAACTCGGATTCATTCTACCAAAGATCGACAGAGAAGAAGCGCTTAAAAAATTCAACTAATAAAATATTATGGCAAAACCACTAACAACAGACGAAGCAAAAAACAAGATTTATGATCTTACAAAGAGACTATTTGAACTTGAAAAGGACAAGAAGGCAGAAATGAAGAGTTATGCCGAAGAAGATAAGGAACTGAAGAATGAAATTCAGGATACCTATGAAAAAAAGGACTTGAAGGCAATTTCAGAAGAAGCTGCCAAGGGTCGTGTCTTTGAAGCAACAAAGAAGCGTCTTGAAATTGCCAAGGAAAAGAAAGCCAAGGCACAAGAATACAAGGACGAGATCAGCGATGTGGTCAGTGAAATATTCGCTGTTTTCGCGGAGCAGGACGATCAAAATACAGCGGGAACAAATCCATAATAAAACAAAAAAAGGTTATAAATGAGCAACGAAATTAAACCAGTGTGTGTACTTCAGGGTCCAGTGGCATCTCGCTCTGGATATGGTGATCATACATTTCAAATTGCCACGGCTTTAATCAACTGGGGGAAATTTGATGTGAAAATCGTTCCCATGCGATGGGGAGTTTGCCCAAACACAATGTTGGATGATGAAAGCCGTCCAATGGTCAAAGAGGTAAAGAGCAAAATAATCAACAGATTGACTGAACAGCCAGATCTATTCGTTCAGGTATCTATACCAAATGAATTCAGACCAATAGGAAAATACAATGTGGGTATAACTGCCGGAATAGAAAGCACCGTTCCAAAGCCAGAGTGGGTAGAAGGTCTTAATAGAATGAACCTTAACATCGTCCCTTCAAACTTTTCAAAAGAGATATTTATTAGGGCATCATACGAAAAGAAATTGGAAAACGGAACATCTGAGAAAATTACATTGAATAGACCAATTGAAGTTGCGTTTGAAGGTGTTGATACAAGTGTATACAAGAAAACATCAGAACCGTCGGAAGGAATAGACACGGCATTAAATGCGATAGGTGAGGATTTTTGCTTTTTAATGGTTGGCCATTGGCTGCAAGGTGATCTTGGTGCGGACAGAAAAGACATCGGAATGCTTGTAAAAGTTTTCAGCGAGGTGTTCAAGAACAAGAAAAACAAGCCAGCCCTTGTATTGAAGACTAGCGGTGCAACATTCTCCAAGATGGATAGGACTGATATCTTGAAAAAGATACATGACATACGTCAAAATATGTCCGGAGATCTTCCAAATGTATATTTGATTCACGGAGAATTGGATCCAATTGAGCTTAATAGACTATACAATCATCCAAAGATAAAGGCTCATGTAAGTTTCACACATGGTGAAGGGTTTGGTCGTCCATTGTTGGAAGCCACATTGAGTGGAAAGCCGTTGCTTGCTTCTGGATGGAGCGGACAGCTTGACTTCCTACCAACCGAATTGGCAAATTTGTTGCCCGGTGCCATAGACCATGTTCCTCAAAGCGCATGCAACGATTGGTTAATAAAAGAAGCAAAATGGTTTACCATAAATTATAGTGTGGCCGCTCAAAAATTGGAAGATATGTTTGAAAATTACATAAAATATATTCCAAATGCCGAGAAACTGCGCATCCAAAATTCTGAAAAATTCACACTGGAAAACGGAAATAAAGTACTGATAGACATTTTGGAAAAAAATATTCCTTCATTTGAAAAGAAGGTCGCAATCACATTGCCAAAATTCAAGAAAGTTTCAGCATCAACAGTAGGATGAAAATAAGTTATTTAGTAACTTGCAAGAATGAGACACGCGAGCTTCTTGAACTGATCGAGAAGCTCAAAACTCATCTCGACACCAATGCCCCCAGCGATGAAGTCGTCATTCTTGATGACTTCTCGGACAACGAGGATACAAAAAAGATATTGGATAATGCAAGAACGTATGGGTTTACTGTAATACAACATGCCCTAAATAAGAACTTTGCCGAGCATAAAAATTACGGTGGAAAACGCTGCGTTGGAGATTATATTGTCCAACTTGATGCGGATGAGTATTTGTGGCCAAGCTTTTTGACGGATATGCAAGAGTTACTTAAAGCAAATCCAACGGTGGAATTGTATAGAGTTCCACGTGTGAATATTGTCCGTGGCGCAACAGAGCAAGATGCAATAACATGGGGATGGCATCTAAGCAAATTGCCACAGTTTGGAGAGCATCCAATCATAAATTGGAATCACGGCGACTATCAGTCTCGTATATACAAAAATAGCCTAAAGATTCAATGGCACAAACCATTGCATGAAACAATAACTGGTGCCACTGTCACGGCAAATTTGCCAAAAGAAGTCGAGTGGTCTATTATTCACGACAAGACAATTGACCGTCAACGTGCACAAAATATGTTCTACAACAAGAACTGGTCCAGAGATGCCAACATGGGGCGTGGATAATATGGACAGATTAACGGAACTTGGATTGAAATATAACACGGATAAAGCCACTGGGCATGGCTTTACTGAATTCTACTATCCATATTTGGAAAAATACATAAATCCATCCATTCTTGAAATAGGAATTTATGACGGTGCTTCGTTGAAAATGTGGGAAGAATTTTATGGCAACCCAAGCATAATTGGAGTGGATATTCTCGACAAGAAGCAATATGATAGCCAATATACCAGAACAGTGATTGCAGATCAAAAAAATCCAAAGGACATCTTGGAAAAATGTACAGCATTAATTCCAGAATATGATATCATCATAGATGATGGCAGTCACATGATCGATCATCAAATATCATCCTTCGCGACTTTGTTTCCATGTTTGAAATCCAAGGGAGTCTATATTATCGAAGATTTGCATACCTCTTTTTTGGGAAAACAATATAATCCCAGTGGAGATCCAGTAACAACATATGATTTTTTGTATAGGATTTTCAAAAAATTTGATGTGCAGACACCATTTGCAGATGAAAAGCAGATAAGTTATTTGGCTGAAAATTTTGAATCCGCAAAAATATTTCAATTGCACGAAAAAGATTTTTTCCATAGCATCACAAGTGTAATAGTCAAAAAATGAACAGCTGCGCATTCAACGGTAGACTTGGTAATAACATGTTTCAGATTGCCGCCACACTCTCTGTGGCAAAAAAATCCGGAGACGATGTAATATTTCCTCACACCACATATGCAGGACACAGGGGAACAAGACCTGTTGACCTAAGTATGTTTGGATATAATTTTCCGCGAGGAGAGTTGCCACAAGAAAACACCAGACACGAGGAAAAGGAAGATGTTTACTTTCCAATTCCAAATCTGAAAAATCTAACTTTGAATGGATTTTATCAGTCATATGAATATTTTGATGACATTAGGGAAGATTTGATATACAAATACTTCGTTCCAAACGATGAGATATACGAAAGAATATCGACCTTGGAAATGTCTATAAATGCCGCAGGCGTCAGTGTTCGTCGTGGCGACTATTTGATGTTGCAGCAAAATCACTGTGTGCTTGCAGAAAAATATTACAACGAGGCACTTGAAAGGTATTGTCAACATTGCGACCAATTGTTTGTATTTTCAGACGATTTTGATTGGTGTAAGAGAATGTTTGGAAAACATGTTGTATATGTGGAAGGTGACGCTGGGTCTCAATTGTTTCTTATGTCCAGAATGCCAAATCTTGTGCTTTCCAACAGCACGTTTGCTTGGTGGGGAGCATATCTGAATACCCGAGGTGGTAACATCGTTATACCAGATCCGTGGTATGGTCCAAATTATGATGGCAGAGGCAAGGGGTTGTATTATCCATCTTGGAAGGTGCTGAAGCATGAAAGAAAATTGCAACCTTGGCAACCAACGCAAAACATGTATAATTGATGACATGAAACATGTTGTATTCAGTATTTTTATCTTTCCTTGGGAAATAGATGGCTTGGAAAGAATACTCATAAACTTGAAGGAGGCATCATGTTTTCGGTCAGGTGACACGAAATACACACTATCCATCACAATGGATGCGTCCGATGATCATAGAGTGAGATGGGAAGAATCAAAAATTCCAAAACAATTTTTCATAGATAAGTTTGAAAACCTAAAAGTTCTTTGCAATTGGTGCGATTTGGACTTCGACATCAATCATAATTTAAATTGCTTTGGCAGCGCGGCGAAACGCAGAAATGACAGCATCAAATACAAGAACAAATGTGATTTATTTGTATGGCTGGACCCCGACATGTATTTTCCGATGCATATTTTACAGGTCGTTGAGGTAGCGATTAAACAAATTTCTGAAAAAAATTACATCATCACACCAGAACTTATACGATACTGGGATTCTTCTTGGGACATCATAACCAATAAAAAATATTTAAAAGAACCGCATAATCATAGAGATTACTTCGATATGTATTCTATAAATCAAGTGGCTCAGGAATTGGACTCACCTTATATAGAAAAAATATCATCCATAAAGTTTGGCGGAGGGTGGTTCACGTGCATATCCCACGATTTGCTACAAGCAGCAACGGTGCCAGACTTTATAGGACCGTATGGACCAGACGATACATGGTTGACGGCATTTTCATTGAATTACAAATCAGCAAACGCATCTCAATATGTCATGCGAAACGTGGTTGTGACGGAGATTGGCAAAAAATATATAGTCGAAAATCATTATAATAAATACATTCATTTTAATCCCATTGACATTGATGTACATAAGAGTAAAGTGTGGGAACAATTCAGCGGAAAGCTTCAAGAACATATTTCGAAAATATCATGAAAATTTCACTATCTAATGTAATTTTGGACTGCATATCAACTTCGCATATAGAACATATTCATCCAGATGCGAATCAATGGTTCCATTTGGAATCTGGAAAAGAACATTATAGACTATTGATACATCTTGGGTATTGCTTTGACAACATTCAAATATCTGACATTGGAACGTACCGAGGCGCGTCGGCAATCGCATTATCCCAGAATAAGAATAATAAAGTTCTCAGCTTGGACGTTGGAGTATTCAGAAATGACATACCATCAAGCAACATAGAGTTTTGCATTGGGGACTTCAAGACCGATCAGCGAATACAATCTGAAATTCTGAAGTCGGAGTTCATATTCTTGGACATCGACCATCTTTATCACAACGAAATATGGTTCTATAATTTCCTAGTGGAAAACAATTGGAAAGGAATAATGATGTGTGATGACATACATCTTAGCGAGGAAATGGAAAGATTTTGGTCTGAAATAAAGCATGAAAAATATGATATAACACAATATGGTCATTTTTCTGGCACGGGAATTGTATTTTTTAACAACAACATTAATTTAAACTTGACATGATACACGGATTTACACACTACAAGGGATTCAGAGCGGCACAACATGAGCATTTTGGACATGTGATTGGCCCATTTTTGGAGGAGCAAAAATTTGACATCATCATTGAAATTGGAACACTCAATGGAGGATTAACAAGATATCTGAGAGATGCATCGCCAAACTCAAGAATTGTTAGTTATGATATATCCACGCAAGAAGAACACCCCAAACTGATCGAATGTGGGATAGAGGTGAAAATAGTCAATATTTTTGGAGAAAACGAGGTAAACAACCAAGAAGCACTTGAGATATTGAACTCGAATGGAAAAAAATTGATCATGTGTGATGGTGGAAACAAAGCAGCGGAATTTAATACACTTTCTCAATACATGAAATCTGGAGATTTCATCATGGGACATGATTATTCTAAATCTTCAACCTTTTTTAATGAGCATATTAGGGGAAAAGTGTGGGATTGGTTGGAATTGCAGGAATCTCAAATATCCGAAGTATGTTCCAAATACGGGCTGGTTGATCATCAGTCGGATCTATTTCAATCGATAGCGTGGGTGTGTAAGAGAAAAGAATGATATGGAAAATTACACCAGCGAAGATTATGTCATGGATGGTGGTCACGGCCCATGGAAAAAACATTCCACGGTTATTCTGTTGGAAGAATATGAATCTTTGATACATGGAAATGTATTGGACATAGGATGTAATACTGGAGGGATAACCTATTGGTTGGGGAAAAACGAGAAGGTGACATCCATAACTGGTGTGGATATAAACGAAAAAGTCAAAGAAACTTTTGAAAAAAATTTAAAAGAAATTTCAATCCCATTCAAATTTATTTGTGCCAATTTGGTGGAGACAAAGATAGATGACATGACGTATGATACTGCAATTTCATTTCATGTGATCGAACATATCATTGAGAAACATTCAGATGCATTCATAAGGAACTCAACGGCTGGTTTGAAGTCTGGAGGACATTTGGTTGTAAGCATCCCATACATGAAAGCATACCAAGATCCTCACCATAGAAGCTTTTATACTCCAGAAAAGCTTGCGAAATTAATGGAAAGAAATGATTTTGAAACTATAAAGTGTGAACATTGCGAACAAGATCCAAGATGGACAGAAAAACACTTGATCAATGCTTTATTCGTAAAAAAATGAAAATAACATCCGTTATAAACTATTGTACTATCGACCACATGTTCTTGAAACCATGTGTGGATGGAGTTTTACCTTTCTCCGAAAAAGTTATTGTGGCATATTGCGATCATTTCTTGGATGGAACATCGGAAAACAGAGAACTTATAAACAAGGGAATTGCGGAGAATCCAAAGGCGGAATTCATAGAATTTGAATATGATCCATCCCAAAGTTCCAGATGGCACCATAATGCATGCCGAAAGCTGGGAATAATGAGCGCTCCAGAAGACACTGATTATTTCATGTTTCTTGATGTGGACGAAGTGATTGAACCAGATAAATTCATCAGATGGTGGTCGCAACAGCAGAATGATCTAAAACAAAGCTATAGATTGGCGTGTTATTGGTATTTTAGGGAATTCAAATACAGACTCAAGGCTTGGGAAGAGGCAATAGCATTGGTAAAATCGGGTCCATTAACTCAAAACGACAATATTATTTTTCATCAGGAAGAGCGAAAGGCGATGTTTTGGTGTCTCCCAGAAGAAATGAGAATGGACAAATGCAAATTGGATGGATTTCCATTCTCTCATCACTTTTCATGGGTACGTTCCAAGGAAGGAATGCTAAAAAAGGTAAAATCATGGGGCCATAACAAGGATCTTGATTGGTCTGTGCTTGTGGAAAAAGAATTTGAACAACCATTCAGAGGCAAAGATGTCATCTTTGGAGACAGAGAATATGATATCGTTGAACCATATTTGAAAATTCCAATAACATGAAAGTAATATACAGATTTAGCGACAGAGGATATCCAAAACAAAAGCTTCCAATTGTAAACAACGAGAATTGTTTTAGGAACTTCTGCGTAAATTTCCTGAATAGAGATCTGTCGGATCTTGTGTTGATAAGAGACAATTGCAATTCATCCACGCATACACAGTTTGATTCCGTTGTTAAGCAAATAAATTTTGGAGCATGCCCAATCGTCATTGACACAAACAATGGAAATGCGGGATCGTTCAAGTTTGCATTGGAATATGCCATTCAGAATTTTGATGAGAATGAAATCGTGTATTTTGTTGAAGGCGACTATATCCACGATGTTGGTTCAAAAGAAATGCTATTGGAAGGATATAATCTATTGGATGTTATGGTAGAATATGTCACTTTATATGCGCACCCAGACAAAGAAATGGAAGAGGGAATTAAGTCGGAGTATATCTTCAGATCAAAGAGCGGATATTGGAGAACGGCAGACAGCACTACTATGACATTTTCGGCAAGAGTAAAGACTCTTAAGGAAGACAAGGGAATATTCGACAAATGGATTTCTGGAGTGCATCCCAACGATCACCAGATGTTTTTGGAACTGAGATCGAAGGAGAGATTGCTTGTTTCTCCTATGCCGGGGTATTCCACACACGGAGAAACAAAATGGCTGAGTCCATTCAAAAATTGGAATAAGATATTGTCAGAGTCCATTTTATGAATATAATACAAATAGGTACTAATAATGGTATTGATCTTGTCAATGAATTCCTACACTCGATTAAAAATTCATTGAAATTGGCGGTTTTGATTGAACCAATGCCGCCGTTAATAGAAGCGCTGAAGGACACATACAAGAATCTGCCACAAGCGGTGATAGAAAATATCGGAATAGTGGATGATCCTACTATTAAAAGTATGCCGTTCTACTATCAATTGAACAGCAACTATGAGACCAGTTCATTCAGAAAAGAGCATTTGTTGGAACTAGGATGCAAGCCAAAGGACATGGGAACATTGGAGGTGCCTGTGCTTACTTTTGCGGCATTGATGGAAAAGTACAATTTGAACGAACTTGACCATCTCTTCATTGATGCTGAAGGATATGACTATAGGATAATAAAAAGCATCGACTTTGCCAAGTATAAGATAAAAGAAATGACATTTGAGTGCAGCCACGTCGATGGTACGAACAAAAGAGGACAAAAGTTGGATGATCTAGCCGAGTATCTTACATCCATTGGATACAAAGTGTCATCTCTTCAAGGCCCAAACGCAACTGCAAAGCTATTATAGCTTGACTCTTGTGTACCTTTGGTGCATATTCACCAATTGTTATGGCGAATATATCATACAGTCTTTTTACTTCATTGAAACAACCGAAGGAATAATTTTATGACAAAACAAAAGAAGCCGTTTGCATATTATCTCACATTTGCATTTGCAATAATCGCATTACCATTGGCAATATCTGGGTTGTTGGCGCTTAAAGTTCAATGGATGAATGATACCCTACTTTCTGACATAATAAAGACTGCAAGTAATGGCTTGATGATTATGATAGAGCTAACTCTTATATCCGATGTATTCAAATATGATGCAGGATATACCGAAGTGGTGACCACAGAATATAAACTATTTAAATGCAGAGAATCTGGGGACAGTGATCATTTCATGATGTTTGCCGACAGCGAAGAGGAGCTACAATTGTATTTTGACACGGTGCATCCAAATAAAAAATTCCTGATTGAAGAAGCTCAGATGAATGCAAAAAGCATTAATATGAAAATTTTAAATGGGGATGTAGAATACGAAGAAGATGAAAACAGCGACATTCATTCTAAATCATAATCTACCCGATTATACAGACATGTTGTACGAGTCGCTCAAGCCGTATGAGCGATATGATTACGACTTGTTTGTAATCGACAATGGTTCAACACCAGAAGGCAAGAGCAAGCATACTTCGTTTGAATTAGGTGAGAATGTGTATTTTGGTGGCGGATTTAACGCCGCTATGCAATATACATTGGAAAATGAACAATATGACAGCATGCTTTTTCTTAACAACGATCTCACGGTTCATCCATATCACTTTGTAAGATCTCTGAGAGAAGAAATGTTTGAGGAAATATTTGCAGGTAAATGGGGAAGTCAAGAAACAAAGTATGACATTGTGTCTCCTTCGTTTTATAACGTTGAACCAAAGGGGCAGTGCCATTGGAAAAGCATGCATAGTTGGAGCGCGAGAGATATTAGACCAGTTGATTATATTGATTTTCAATGTCCATTAATCAGTAGGAGATTGCTCGCGGAAGTAAAAAAGATAGACGAGGATCTGATGTATGGTTGGGGCATTTGTTTTTACTTTGCACTTGTAGCAAGAAACAATGGTTGGAAGCTTGGTATGGTTGATCGCTGTTGTGTATTACATCACAATTCACTCACGGTAAAAAAAGGAGTGGCGGGACTTGATATACCAACCTATTGCATGAGAGCGGAAACTGGACAGAATAATTTCTTCTCAAAGAAAAATCTGTTGAGAGAATATATTGAATTACGAAAGAAAGCGGAGACATATGTATACAACTGAAATACAGCTTGAGTTTGATTTTATAAAACCAGAGCAGATGGATTTAAAAATAAATTATTCATCTGATATATTGCTGAACACCAGTCTGTATGTACCGCCTGCATACACCGTATCTTTTTACAAAGATAGAACCAAAGTCGGAGAACTGGATTGGAATGATGGCACTATGAAGTTTGAGGGTGATGCAGAAGAAAGCGCACAACTTTTCTTTGATGAAGTCATTAAGAGATATGTTCAAGCTCAACTTGATTTGAAAAATGACAGCGGATGGAAATCATGAGTGAACATCTATACACTTGGATCATTAACAGCTACAAATCGCTGCCATATTTGAAATTGGCGGTTGAGTCTATACGTGATAATGCGTATCACAAGAACCAGCCTATCATTGTTTATACGGAGAATGACACAGAAACTCGTGATTGGCTACTCTCACAATCTGATATACAGTGTATTTATGAAGATAACAAAGTGCCGAAAGGCATAGGAGGAGGAGTAAATGAAGCAATTAAACAAGTCAAAACAGAGTACTTTAACCTCATTCACAGTGACATGTATATTAGTCGCTATTATGACAAGCCTTTGTTTGATATTGTATCCAATACTGAAAAGCCTATATTAGCGTGTGCTTGGCGTCTTGAACCCAACATATTCAACAATACAGATAGACTCGGTACAATATTTGCTCCTCCAGATACAACGGAGGGATTTGGGGCATACTACCACGATTTCAAAAAGAATGAGTTCTTGGATTGGGTAGATTATTCATTTGCAGGATCAAACGCACCGAACTTTAGAAAAGTAGAAGGTGTATCTTATATGATGCGTACAAAGTATTTCATTCCAAACGATGAACGCTTTGCACCAAGTTCATTTGAAGATCATATGCAGAGTGTGCTTATGCAGTTGCATGGATATGACTTTGTTGTAACTGGTAAAGCATTGACTTGGCACTTTGGAGCACGCAGCAGTCATTTCCTTGGTCAACATGATAAGTTGACTGGAACATCCGATAGACAAAAGATAAGCGAACAGAAAAACTTTAAAACATGGTTGACATTGTGGGGAGAACCGCCATCATATGATGAATATGGTTTCATCAAAGTGACCGACGAGATGCGAAGAAGGTACAATCAAAATAAATCTATTTATCATAATCAACTATGAGCCAAACATATTCAATCGCTTGCACTCAATGTAAATGTCACCTGTGGATTGCTCAATCTTCGGTATACACTGACATCCGCGTATATACCAAAAAAGAGTACATGGATGCCCTTCAAGCATTTCTGTATGAACATCGAAAACATCCTCTCGTATTTGATGACAACTGTGAAAGTCAAATGTGCTATGAGCGTTGGAAAGAAATAGAAGTTACTGAAGAAATTAAAAAATATGACAGAAGCCGCTAGAAAGTATTTTGAGTTATACTACAAGTTACAGCGTTGTATAGACGAGGATTCTCCTCGCGCCAAGATCAATCAGATCAAGGAAGAAATGCACGAGCATTTTAACAGCATGACTGAAAAGGAAAAGCAGATGCTTGATATTGTTGGAATCGACCACGGGAAAATATGAAATACACGACCAAAGACATTTCAATTATAATGCCGTCGTATAATACATTGAATTATACGCTGATGGCATATAGGAGCCTACGAGATTATTATCCAGAGAACGAGATCATTGTGATGGATGACGGTAGTGAAGATCAAAGCGCAGAGTATTTTGAACTACAGCTTCACTTGGATGATAACTTGAGATTTTGGGCAAATAAAACTGGAAACATTCTTGGTCACACCATAACGTATGATATGGGAATCAAGATGGCAAAGAATCCTCTTGTTACCATTTTTCACAGTGATATGATATGCACTAAGAACTATTTGGCTAATCTGTTGAAGCATTGGAATGAAAAGACAGTTGTATGTGCCACCCGCATTGAACCAGAGGGTATTTATCCATCTGGAAAAGAGAAGATTCTGAAGCCTTTTGGTCTTGAATACTTCGATTTCAAATACAAGGACTTTCTAACATTTGTTGAGCAGGAAGAAAAAGATCGCAAGGATCAAACATCAAATGGAATATTTGCTCCTTGGTTGATAAGCAAAGAAGACTTCTTGGCCATTGGTGGACATGATGCAAAGAGTTTTGCTCCATACCCAGAAGAAGATGCCGACTTGTTTCTTCGCTTTCATTTAGCTGGATACAAGATGATTCAAAGCAGAGATAGCCTATGTTGGCATTGGATCAGCAGAGGACACAGAAGCTGGGCAAAAAATGGTGTGGGCAAAGACGATGATATGTTCAAGTTCTATCAGAACAGAGCAAGACGTAACTATCTTCGCAAATGGCATCGTTGGATGATGTTTGATGAAAACCATCACCCAATCAAGCATCCTGTATACAATATCGGCTTCGTATTGACAAACGTCTTATCTGAAGACTTTCTGCATTTTGTTGAACCTTGGGCAACCAATATCTTTGTAGACAATATGGTTTGTGCTGAAAGATACATAGAAAAAGAGCAGCCAACCACGAAGATTGATTTAAAAAAGCGAGTACTCAATCATGGATACATTGAGGAGGTAAATAACGACATCTTGTTGTATTTCAGTCAAGATGATTTCATGCGAGATGGAAGTAGCAATTCCGCCATTCTTATGAAACTTACTGATATTTTATCTGAAGATGGTGTGGAAAACAATTCCGAGTTTGAGCTTGGTGCATTCAAGATGAAGACCAAAGTTGTAAGAGATATTAGCGCGGACCTTATCAAGATATGAATCGAGTAAATCTTTTTATATTCATTGTTACTCATGTAAAACAGCTTGGTGGAAATGGAAGAGGGGTCGTGATCGTTCGTAGCACTCCGTTGCAACAAGTAATATCGGAGTTTGATCAGTTCTTACAATCCGAGCAAACACGTCAACATTTTCAATACAGCAAGGAAATTGATCCAAATTTTCCAGATATGGTCATATATAATGCTCTAGAAGGAGAAGAACATATCGTATTTGGAAAAAACGAGGAAGGATGGAAAGGTGATTATGGCTTGACACACACGGATGTCGTTGTCAGCATACATTAGTTTATATTATGAATATTGTAAAAAATAATGCGGTTCAATACCATTTAAAGAAAGTCGATGGTCTTAATGTCCCTCAACGTGCCAATACAACGGACGCAGGTTATGATGTTATCGCAACAACTGCTCCTAAAATTGTTGGTGAAGAAATCGGAGGGGGATATTACAAGCGCATCGATTATATCGAATACGAAACAAATTTATATATTGCTCCTCAAAGCACATACTCACAGTCCACGTATGAAACAAAAAATTTTCACACAGACTTGCGTCCGAGAAGTAGTATCAGCAAATACAATCTTGTGCTCGCCAATTCTATTGGACTCATAGATCGAGGATATAGAAATCAAGTTCTAGTTCGTTTTAAGTATATCTGGCAACCGGAGGATTATATTCTTGAAAATGGTATGCTGATGGGAAGTGTGAACAAAGGAAAGATATACAATAACGGCGACAAGATTTGTCAGCTTGTTCCGATGGAAACTTTGAATATTGAATTCGTCAAAGTTGACAACCTTGACACCAATGATCGTGGTGGTGGATTTGGGTCTACAGACAAGATTAAATCATTTGAAAAGTTGACACAGCCTTCATATACAAAATTCAACCTAAAAAGGCCGAGCACGATTAAAAATTTCTTCTCAGAAAATAAAGTAAGCCAAGGAATTAATCCGGGATTTGTGGAAACACATCTCGCAAATTTTCACGGAGAAATATATGAATTTGAAGAGGGAAATGGAAAAGGGCTATGTGTTGTTGACGAATCTGGCACAGTTCATCCTACCTCAAAAATATTAATGTTAACGAAGACGTGACGTTTTTATTTTTTTTATATATTTATACCTGTAAAGTTTATTGCACACTAATATGAGCAAAAATAACGACAGATATAAAGAAGACTATACAAATATAGATATAGAAGAGTTGGATGAAATTGAAACTGAGAAGTTTCAGAAGTTTCGCCCCAAGAAAAAAGAAAAGAATAAGCCGAAGCACAAAGACGCTCAACGAGAAGAAGATGAGCGTCGATGACAAGTGTGTGAATTATCTTGAACTGTTCCGTGATGAAAAATATCTGGAACTTTCAGAACTATTGGAAAAAGAAAACGCCGCTGTAGTAGCGGCGTTTTGTTATTACTTGTCGAAGTATGAAGGAGTTCACCATCTGAACTTCCTTCGACATCTTCTTCAGCGGCGCTGATAGATAACTCCCCAATCGGCCAGTCTAATGTCTCCGCCAGCATATGACATGCTGCTTTGTAGGCTTTCTGTCATTTCCTTGAGTTTCTGTTCGTATGTAAATCCATTACATTCGAGACTAACAAGCCTTCCTTCAACGTGAACATTTGCTCCTTTGTTGATTGCGGAAGCAGATCCGAAATACTGTTTGTACGTTTTGGTTCCAGATGCATCCTTTACGGTTTCTGAGGGTGAATCGACACAGGCGGCGAACACACTTCCCACCATAACCATTCCACCCCCAGAACGAATTGCTTTTGCAACATCGCCATTCATTCTAATACCACCATCCGCAACAAGAGGCTTTCTGGCAGCAGCAGAACATTCAAGCATGCAACTAAACATAGGCAGTCCAAAACCAGTTTGCCCATATGTTGTACAAGCATCGCCTTGGGCAATACCAACCTTGATAGAATCTGCTCCCCAATTTTCAAGATCAACAACTGCGGCGGGGGTTGCTACATTACCAGCAATGATGAATGGCTTTTCAATAGAACAAATGTCGCTGCGATACATTCTTAGAATATATGACAGCATCTCTTTCATTCTGATGCTGTGCGCGTGAGCAATATCAATCGTGATATAATCAATTCTGAGATTTGTCTTGATGCAATATTCAATCAAGTCCATGTCTTCTTGTTTTACGCCAAGGCTGATACTGATATTCTTCCAGTTCTCTTCATTCGCCTTTACAATGAAGTTGATATTATCTGTATTAGGACTATCATAATGATTGGCGTTAAAACGATGCATTACATAAAAGTAATCATTATCGCTCATCCATTTCGCCAACTTTGTGTCGATAGTACATTTCATATTGGCTGGAGTTACTGGGAGTTTGAACTTCTTCGGCCCAAACTGTACAGAAACATCGGCTTCTGATCTTGAATGGTACTTTGAGTACTGCGGTTTTAGGAATACATCCTGATACGATAGATATTGTGCTTTTTGCATATATAGTTTTTATAAAATAACCGTGATATATCTTACCAAAATCGGTCAGTTGGTCAATTTAAATAAAGTGGCATATATTTATTCTATATGAACGCCAAATTGGTAATAGTCAAAGGATGCCCAAATATCGATAAAGATACACAGGTTCTTATTGCCAAGTATGTAAAGTATGCGTGTGAGCAATTGGGATTGGTAGATAAGCCTATCAAGATTAGACTGCTTGGTGCCAATCCAAATGAGCCTATCACCACAGGAGCATATACACCATCCGATAAGACAATCAGCACTATTGCTGGTGGCAGACATATGATTGATTATTGCAGAACTATTGCTCACGAACTAACTCATATGAAACAGGATTATCAGAAGAGAATAACTGATAATGTTCCTGAAATTGGCGGTGAAATAGAAGATGAAGCTAATGTTATGAGCGGCAGAATAACCAAGCACTTTGTTAAAAATATATTGACTTCGGAAGAAAAGAAGAAGCTTGGTTTGGGGTCATATGGTTCGTGATGCTGAATAGAATAATCAAGGCGACAAAAACTGTTGCAGCTTTCATACTGGTGGTGTTGGTAGTATTAGCAGTTTTGGGAACTGTGTTTTGATATATAAAAATACATAATCCATCTATTGGGTTATATTTATATAAAGACCATATATATGAAAAGATCAGAACTCAAAGCATTGATAAAAGAAGTTGTGCAAGAAAGCGGCGGCGTCGAAGAAACGACGAATAAAGTATGGGAACAGATCTCCGAATTGAGATATCATACAAGAAGAACGGGTGGAGAAAAGCCATCAAACGAAGAAATGTACAACAACCACATGCGTCTTGCCGCAGCGTGTAAAAGATACCTAGAAGAGTTTAATAAACTAATACAATGAACGAATCTTGGCCAATGTTAAACACATCAATGCTTCGCCCAAATGGCAAGGGTAAAGATGAAGTATCGGCGGATGACATCAATAAATTGTTAAAAGGTCGTTCATTTGAGCAAACTCCAATGTCATACCAAGATATACCACAGTATGATCAAAAAGATATATTGGCTTTGGAGCAATTTTGCAGAGAGAATGGAATACTTGGCGTAAATTTTGGAAAGATGAACCCAAGAGCAGCACTCAATATGTTAAAGGGAAGAATGGGAATCGTCGAAAGAAAAAACAATAAGGAGATTTTACGCGGATGAAAAAATCACAACTTAAACAACTGATCAAAGAAGTGATCAAAGAATATTTTGTCGGGCAATCTGGTGGATATGGTGGGGGAGCAATGACGGGAGGCCAGGTTGCGCCGACGAATTGGGCTGGTACATTCTCCAGCAATCAAACATCGCGTCGTCTAACTGACTATCCAGCTTCGCGCCGTTACACATATATGCAAGGCAACACAGTAATCGGAAGTTCATTATACGATACCATCACAAAAGACGATCTCAAACATCCGAAGTTTTCAGCGCAGGAAATCTTCACAGGTCTGCGCAAGGAAATGAGCAGAATGGAATATCCAGACAAGGATGTTGCCAAGCAGACTGTGTTGAAAAATCTGGAAAAGGATCCAAAATTCTACAGCGATCTGCAAATGTATTTCGACAGCGACAAAGTTTAAAAACAACAAAGGAAAATATTATGTTCTACGATAAATCAGAATTGGCAAAAGGAATAAAGCACGAAAAAGAGCACACAGATGACGAGGCACTCGCCACAAAGATTGCAATCGATCATCTGATGGAAGATCCACACTATTACACAAAGTTGGAAAAATCTGGTTTGGAAGAATGCGGCGACGATTCACAAGGATCCGCAGACAGTGGAATAATTGCACCAGTCGCTCCATCGGTTGCCGTATTCAAGATCGACGCTCCTTCATTGGCTGCAATGGTAACTGGCGACGATCAGCAGAAACTGTCAAGCTCTGGCTTGGGGGATTCTGGTGCACCAAAACCATTAACCACAACAAAGTTAACTGCTCCGCCAGAAAAAAATCAAGTTGGTCCAAATAAAGTGGTGGTGGGAAATACTCCTCCAATAACAACCCAAGCAGATGCATTAAATCATTTTGGTTCCCAAATGTTGGAAAAATGGTAAATTACGATCCAATAGATTATTATTGCTTTCTTATACAAGAATCAATTAACGAAGGAGGTTCTCGTATAAAGGAGCCTCGTGCAGGAATAACAACTGATATGTCTGGTCGTTGGACAATCAAGGCGTTTGATACTGACAAGAAGAATAAAAAAGAAACGCCTTCAATAGAAGAGACCGAGATTAGTGACAAAAAGAGTTATGATAAATCAATAAATCATAAATCAAATTGAATCCATATATCTTAGAAAAGAATGAAAACGAAAAAAAGGTTACAATTTGTGCTTGGTGCGACGAAGATGGGGCATTATCAAAAGAATATAATGAAAATGGATATTGGGTTCGCCACGGGGTGTGCAAGGACCATTCAGACACTTTCATAGAGGAATTTAGAAAAAGTTATGGAACAGAAAATATTCAAGATATTGATGGTGGCGGCGATGATGGTTCTAACGGGTTGCCAATCATATCTGGCAATGCCAAAGAGTGAACTTGATAGATTTTACATCAAGAAGGAAGACGCTGAAAAGAATCTCAAAGAAGTAGAGGAAAAATACAACAATAGAATTGTTGAACAGGATAAGAAAATATCCGAGGCTAAAAATGAGGTCATAAATAAACAAGGGGACCAGATACAAGCGGCTGCAAATGCATTATATTCCGTCAAGGTCGCCACGGAATATTATCCAAAACAAGGTGCCTTGGATTTCACAAAATACAGAACAGATGAAGGAATGAAGGCGCTCGGAAAGCCGCCCACCGTCGATGAAATTATAGAAGGAGCGAAGAGATTAAAATCACAAATTATTGCAACTGAAACTAATGATGCATCTGAACTTGAAAAACTTAGAAAAGAACATGAAAAATTGATGGGAGTTAATGAAGAACTAAGAAAGAATGCTGAAAAAGCAAAAGATGAAATGGTAAAACTTAACCACGAAAAAGAACAGATATCCAATCAAAAAGAAAATGATATCGCAGCAGCACGTTCAAAGGCCGAAAAAGCAAATAAAAATTTTGAGAACAAGGTATTGGAATTGAATGATATGTCGGAAACAATAAAAAATGCAAAACACGATATAATGGTGTGGTGTGGTATTGGTGCAGCAATTGCAATGATAGGTGCCATATATTCTCCAGTTGGTAAAGGAGGATTGGCTCTTATATCCGCCATACTTGGATTTATATCCGTGGGGATAATGTATTTGGAGCCTTGGATGATTCTTGCCGTGGGAATAATAGGAATTGCCATCATTCTGGCATATTTGTTGTATAGACATCATATATCAGAAACAAGCAACGAAAATATCATAAATGCCATTCAAGATGTTAGAGAAAAATCTGGAGAATCTTACAACACACTGAAAAACAGTTTAAAAGAATGGAATACTCTTTATACAAGAGACAGTGATGGAAA